ATTCAAGTTAGCATCTCCCAAGTAAGCACTGTGTAAGTTAGCACCCTCCAAGTTAGCACCACTCAAGTCAACATCTCTCAAGTTAGCACCTCTCAAGTAAGCACCCCCCAAGTAAGCACCTCTCAAGGTATCAATCTCAAGAAGTACCTCACCTGTAATCTTGTGTAGTATCTTCATACTTCACCTACCTTCTTTGTTGTGTAGTAGTTGTATTTCTTCATATACTTTAGTAACTTCTTTTCTGACATCATACCATCACCAACTATCATGTAACTGGTAGTATTCATAAGACCGTAATAACGGTCCCAAGAAACCACCGTTAGGCTATAGGTGAAGCCATAGAACTTGTTCTCCCTAAACACCTCCTGTCCGTGTGTTACCTTAGTTGTTAATGTTGCCATTGTCTAAACCTCCTAGTTGAAGTGCTGCAATGCACTTGTGTTGGGCTGGCGTCCATTGTGAGTAAGGAACAACACGTCCCTCCTTTAAGACTTCACAGATTTCTAGTATCCTGTCAAGTGTACTGTAGGTATTAATCTCGGCATCCGCTTTGTGTTTAGTGGATGCTGTACTCTCTGTTTTGATCGTCGGACTCAGTGGGCCACACCCACTCAATATCAGTCCAGTCAGTAGGATTACTTTCATGCTCATTCTCCAATCGTTCAAGGATTATTTGTAGTATTGCCGGATTAAATGTCATTTTCACTCCTACGTTGTTCTAGTTGTATTTCAACCCTAGTTAGCTCATCATAAAGTCTCTCTTTATATCTTTCTAGCTCTAAGGCTGTCATTCTTATGATCTTATCTCTAGGAAGGTGGTTCATAGTATCTCCCTCTCCATCTTGCTTACGTGGGCTGCTACTTCTCTCCAGAATGCAGCACCTTGGCGAGTCTTACTCCAACGACACATACCCCAAATAACATCGGAAGGTTTACTGAAGATAGCGTAAAGGTCTGTAAGATCAGGACCATATTCCCCATCGCGCACTGACTCTAACATTGCTAGAGGTACAGCGTTCGGCAAACAGTACTCCATTGCTGCTTTGTTTACTATCATAGTTTAACTCCAGTTCATTAGCACCCATGTTAGGCTGCCTAGTATTGTTGTTGTTACACCTGCTGCAAACAGGCTATACATTAGTGTCTCGAAAATTGTTGGTTGCATTAGTTACTCACTTTCTTGGTAGTATTCCAATTAGCTGCTTTAATTAATCTAGTCGCTTTTCGCCGAGTACCTTCATTGGCCCTAGACTTCTTAATTGCGTTACGTTGTTGGGTTTTACACATGTGCTTCTTTTTATGTTGTGCGTCCAGTAGCTTGCGTCGCTTCTTTGGCTCGCAGTACTCCACACTGAAGTTACTTACATCTGTGTTAGGCTTACGTTGATTACTTGGGCAAATTCCGCTCATGTTATACTACCTCGACTTGTCTAAGGGTTACTGCATATGGCGTAGGACTTCCGACTACTTGAAAATGGTAGCCGCTTCCGCATTCAATTTCGATGATTTCGTTTGCTACTGGGATTCGACCCAGTGCACATTCTACATAGTCTAATTCAACTGTTGTTAACATTACTTGACTCCTTTGTTGGTTCAACTAAAGACAGTTGTGGCTGTCCTTAATTCAACCGCAATAATTTCACCGAGTTATCAATTCAGTTACTATTATTGCAGCGGAGTTATGCCAGAAGCTTTGATTTAAATGGTTGTACTTCCAAAACCATTAGGACTCATTTTAATTGCGTTTGATCCTAGTACAATAGTCTATTAAAAAATCGGATAGACTGTCCGTTAATTTACGTTCAATTTGGAGAAAGGACTCGCACTAAAGCAGTCTATTCTTACACTACAGGGACTTTCAATCCTGATAATTGTGCTATAACTTCCCTAGTCACCCGCAACTCAATCGGGGCTCAAGTATCGGCCAGTTAAAAAGATTTAGGCCGCAAAGATTCTGATAAAAATGGGAGAGCTTTGATCCCACGCACCGATTACGTTCGGTCGTTGACGTGCCATACTAGTACAATTAGATAGGTGGTACTATTCTATTAAAACGCTCTAAGTTTATACTGGCTTCGTTGCTCCAGTTCTGCCTTAATACTATTTTACTTATCGGTACTTGTCAAGAAAACTTTAGAACTATTTTACAAGTCACCGTTATTATTAATGTAATACTTATTCAGTGAAGAGTTTCACCTATTCTACTAAGTTAGAGTAACTCAGGAGACACTAATAGTATTGCAGAACCTGTGCCAAACTAAGTACCAACAATATCAAAGGCTTATAAATAGTTGGCATGGCTAAGGATTAGACACCCCCAAAAATATAACCTACTGAAATCAGGTGAAATCGGGCGAGTAACTCCATGAAATTGTTGGAGGTGTATTCAAAACGTTCAATGACCAATGCTTAGACACTCACAAGAGGCGGCAGGGTCAACCTATTGATATTATTGAAGATATCGGGCGATTGAAGGCAGTAAAGGAGAGTAAGCTAGCGGAATTGTTGATGATTGTTATGATAATCTCAGCAATCTAACAGGAGAGCCGTTTCCCCATATAAGGAAGTGATCGCTTCGATTATCAGGCTGGCAGCATTTACGTAAGCCCGTAAGCACATACGTAAGTACATAAGTAGTTAGTATCATTACCCATACTTCCACACACACATACGTACACAAATACGTATTGCCATATGTACGGCTTTAAGGGATTTGGGGAGTGGGTTTGGGAATTGCAGGTGAATGAGATTAACTTCTGCACATTTTTTTGCCCCGCTAGTTTGAGAATGGGTGTGAAAGGCACGAGTGAGGACCAGCCGCTTCAAATGTACACCGAACGAAGGGCTTTCACCTAGAAGAAGTAGACACTCGCCCAGTTTTTCCACTTTATTTTAGCTAACCCCAGTAATTCCAACTACTTACACGTAACTCCACTTGCACAAACTCAGGTTTTTGATTTATTTGCTGTTTGGTGAAAATAAAGCTTGACATTTGCTTTAAAGTGTGCTATAATAGATATAGACCTACACGTTCTTGCTACAAAGCGTGTCTATAACCGCAAAAGGAGCGCAGATGACAGTACTGAAACACTCACACAGCAAACAGCCTAAAAGCAGTATCTATATAACAGAATGGGACGTAGAGCCACTAGATGATGTGCTGAGAGAGGACCAACTTCTACGTTTATCCGACAGAGATTGGGAATTGGTTTCGAGCACTCTTGAATCTCCACCTGAACCAAATGAAGCACTTAAGAATTTGCTGAAGACGACTAAATGAGAAGTATATGGCGAACAAGCGGAGGCAGGGTCTTAATTGAGCTACTGTACGGAACTGAGGGTATTACTCGCCAGAATTTGACGGTAACCTTCGACAGAGTGCAACTTTGCCGCAGATTAAACATTAGAAGGGCCAGATGGGATGAAACTCTCGGCTGGCTATCCGATCAAGGACTAATATATTGGGAGAGCGGGAATACTGCTATTCTTAAGGAGATTAAAAGTAATGGCAAAAAGTAAACCGCTAAAAGGTAAATATGAGACTACAGACGGTAGTAAGAAGAAACCGGAGATGAAGGACGACTTGTTTGACGCAATGTTCGGAAACAAAGACATTGCCGACAAAAAGAAGAAAGCAGAGAAAGACATAGATAAGAAGAGAAAAAAATTAAAAGAAAAGGTAAAGAAGCCTAAGAAAAAGGAAAAGAAATAATGGCTTATGATAAAGACAACAAAGGTAGCTCTGATGCTGCTCGTAAGATAAGTAAGCGATTTAAGCGTAAGAAAAAAAAGGAAGATGATGAGCCTAGCTGGATTGACAACTTGAAAGAGTCAATGAGTAAAGGTGGTGCACGAGAACGGTACAACAAAAAGAAAAAGAAAAAGTAGCCCGGTCCTCGGATCGAGCATTTCCTCCACCGACTGAGTGTGTTCGCATAAAGTCCACCCCTGAGTACGGGTGTGAAAAACTTCTCACCAAACACCTTGGAGGAGCATAAAAGTGAATAGAACAGATCAAGATAATATAACAAGTCTAATGAGTCAGGTATACACGCCCAGCGTCCCTGAGAAGAAGCTGAAAGCACGTTTCTGGTCTAGCTGGACTGACGGGCCTTCTAAGGGTGATCCAACAGCAGAAGACGCTGTACGCATCGTTGGCAAGCCAGAGAAGTTTTCAAATCCTGCATTTGTTGACTGGTTTCTGAACACCCGTGAAATGGTGGAAACCCTTCACTTTGCACAAAGTCTAGTAATGGACATGCTTGTTGAGGGAATACAAGACCCTGAACTCCGGTTTAGTGACAAGCTAAAAGCGGCGGCAATGGTTTGGGACATGACAAAAACACATGCTCCAAAAGCAGAAGTTGTGTACGCAGATGCGGAACTCGCCCAACTTTCAGATGATGAACTAGAAAAGAAGATCAAGAAGCTGGAGAAGTAGGCAGTGGAAAAGAAACAATTTGTAACTGTAATGGGTGTGGCTTTTGAGGTCAAATTTAAAGAAAAGCTGACAGAGGATGGTGATGAATGTTACGGACTCACAGACGGTGCTGCACGTACAATTGAAATTAGTACCGCACTAAATAAAACAGAAGATATGAAAGCCAGCACACTAGTCCACGAGTATTGCCACGCTGTACTCTACGTAACAGGACAGAGTGAGACTCTCACAACAGAACAAGAAGAAGGACTGGTAATTGCATTTGAACATGCACTAGTCCAAAGTGGATTTGTACTTGAACTAGAGGAGGATGAAGAATGAGCGTTAGAACAGGTGGTTCAATGTCATTTGTTGCAGGGCTAATGGCACCTCGTAAATTTGATTTAATTCTAACAGAATACACCACTACATTCATAACTAATTATGGGTACTTTAGTGTGGCTCCAGACGGTACAGAGGTCTTTCAGAGTAGAACAGAAATAACAAAAGACTCCTCTGGTAGAGAAATTAGAATACAACTTTTTACAACACAAGACGGGATATTTAGCTAATGGCGTTTCAATTTAATCCATTCACATCAAACCTAGACGCAACAGGTGGCGGTTGTATAGACCCTCACACTGAGGCCCTGTTCCAAGTAACTGTGGACATAGCAAATGGGATTGACCTAGCTGCTACTTATATGGTAAATGATCTTGGAGAACTTTTAATTAACGATTCTGGACAACTCTTGGAGGAGTAGAATATGGCAACGCACAAAGAACAAACAGACACAGAAGGTCTCCACAGACCAAAAGATTTTGATGCTGCTAGTAATAATACAGCACTAATTAAAAATGGTTCTGGTACACTTGAGTACCGTGACCTCACAACCCTTGGTGCAACAGGACCTTCCGGTCCTTCAGGAACTACTCTGTTAAGCGTTTCAGTATTAGATATAGATAACCCAGACCTATCAGCGCAAGGCGGCGTGTTAGGTGATTCCATAGTTGTTTATGAAGTAGTAGCTTTAGGTGAAAATAAATCAAGGCGATATGTTTTTGATACAGAAGTTATTACTGCTGACGCTCCGAGAGTTGTCACAGGTGATTCTGGTACTTGGGTATTAGATGAGATTAGTACAGCTAGTACACTTCAATCTGCTTATGACAACAGTACCGATCCTGAAATAACTACAGATGCAACTAATGGAGCAGTGACCTACAAACAAGGTTCAGGTGCTTCTGTTAATCTCTTAGAGTTTGAAGATAGCTCTGCTGTAGATAAGGGTCGTATTGCAACAGACGAGTGGAAGGTTAACACACAGGCTTACTCGTCAATGAATACCCTATCTGATGCAGCTACCATTGCAACAGATTGTTCGGCTGGTAACGTGCACGAAGTCACTCTAACTGACAACAGAGCACTAGGTGCACCTACCAACTTAAAAAATGGTGCTACATACATTTGGATAATTACCCAAGATGGAACAGGTAGCAGAACGCTGTCTTATAATGCGGTGTTTAAGTTTCAGGGTGGTACAGCTCCAGTGCTTTCAACAGCAGGCAGCTCAGTAGATATATTAACCGGAGTATCAGACGGAACTAACGTCTATTGCTCACTAGCGGGAGACTTTCAATAATGTTTACTTTTCCTTTTACTAACTTTGCAGGAGGCTCATTATTTATTAATGAATATTCTGCTGTGTTCAATGGCGTTGATGCGTGGATCAACTGTGGTCAGGCTGCTCCCTTTGCCCATAACGTGAGCTTTAGTTACGAGTGTTATATAAAAACAAGTAGCGCAACTAACATGGCCCTAATGGGTAAAGTCTTGGGCGGCGGTGTTCGAGGCAGCTCTATGAAGATGAGTTCGGGTAACATACACATGAAGCTAACTAACTCGCTTACTACCAGCGATCTAGAAGTTCATACAGATGCAGTATTTGATGATGGACTATGGCATCACGTTGTTACTACCTACGATGGCACAAGCCTTGCTAGTGGTATCAATATCTATGTAGATGGATTTCTTAGATCGACTACTACAGACCTTGATACGCTTACTGGAACAATTACAAGCTCTGCTAACTTTGGCATTGGTGCAAGGAACGGATCAAACCACTATGTTGATGGCCAGTTAGATGAGGTTGTAGTCTACGATAAAGAACTAAGCCAAGCGGAAGTTACATCTAGATTCAATCTTGGGGTATTCTCAGACCCATTAAAAGAGTCATTTTCGGCCAATGTTAGTCACTACTGGCGATTAGGTGATGGTGATGATGATGCTACAACTACCTATGATCTAGCTAGTACCTTTGACGGAACGCTTGCCAATATGGACGCTTCCAACTATATAACAGACGTTAGGCCAGCTCCCGGCTTCAGTGTCTTTGCTGCCTCTCTTAATGGGACAGACGAATATATCAACATGGGCAATGCGTTTAGCTACACCGATAATCTCAGTGTGTTCTTGTGGGTTCAAACAGGCAACCTTACAAGCAATAGGACTATATTCAGCAAGCGACACACAGGCATTAACCAAAGAAGCTGGGCGCTTCGAGTGACCTCCGGTGGCAAGATTAGGGTTTATGTTAGCTCTGATGGTGGCGGTACAAATGAAAAAGACTACACTAGTACTGATGCCGGTCATATAGAGAACAACGGCTGGCACCTTGTAGGCTTTACCTTCGCATCAGGTACGCTAAAGCTCTACGTTGACGGCTCAGAAGTAACGACCAGCAAAGGCTCAGACCCAACGGTGTCTGCCATCCATGCGGGAACCACTGATATTAATGTAGGTAGACAGAGAAGTGGTATTGAATACTTCCCCGGAGATATCGACGACACAACTATATGGACAGGGACAGTTTTATCGGATGCTAATATAGCTACCCTCTATAACTCTGGCTTACCTTCAGACCCAACGACATTATCACTAGCTGGAACTCTTGCCCACTGGTGGCGTATGGGTGACGGCGATGACGCTACAACAGTATATGACAATGTTGGCTCTGCTGACGGAACGCTTGCCAATATGGACGCTTCTAACTATACAACGGATGTACCGAGCTAATGGAAAAAGTTTACGTAGTAATACCAACAGATGATATTGTGCAAGAGATGGTTGAAGAGTCTTGTCACACGGAGGCTACCTTCAGAAGAAGCCTTGATGGAGAGTTGTCTATATTAAAGTTCTGTACCCCTTTTCCAAACACGATGGGTGGGAGAGAGAAGAAGAGTCACGCAGAAATTCTGGCCTACCTTGCTGCCAACGCTGCTGATTGGGAGGGCGAGTAATGGACACAGAACAGATGCTGTACGAGATAATAGACAGGGTTGGCAAGACTCAGGATGATATGAGGGATATATTGGTTGCAATGCAAGCCGATCTAAAATACCATATAAAAAGAACAGACCTACTCGAAGAACAAGTGGAGTTACTGCGTACTGAGATAAGGAAACCTTTCCCTTGGAAACCAGTTGCTGCCATAACTACAACCATTGCCGCCATTATTGGAACAGCTCTAAAAGTATTAGGTCAATAATATTAGTGGGTTGTAAAATAGTACTTGACATTTGTGTTTAGATATGCTATAATAAAGGAGTGACATGAAGTTCATAACAACACACCCTAGATTCACATACCTCCTAGCAGGACTAGCTATGGGGGTAGTAATGTCGGCTTTCACGATCCATGAAACTGACAAATATACTAGTCGAATGGAGAAGACCATTGAGCGTAATATTGAGATACATCAAGAATATGTGGAACGAACTAGTAGAACCATTGAGAAATACAAGACCGAAAACAGGAAACTTAAGAAGAGTTCCAATACCTACAAGATTGTGCACCCCGATGGAACGGTTGAAACACGAACAAGCTCTAGCTCAGAGTCGGAAGAATCAATCTCAACTGAAGTAAAAGAGCGTTACGAGAAGCAGATCGAGGAACGAATGTCCAGATTTGAAAAGACCCTCTTGCGGGAAATAGCAAACATAACAAAAGAACAAAAATACCTCTCAATCGGGGTAGGATATACCACTGAATTGGAGTACTACGGAAGTTTAAACTACACCGTATTACCACCATTCACAATCAACGGCTGGGCAACACAAGGTGGCACGGTGGCAGTTGGAATCGGAGTAAGACTATGAAAGACCTTATGGAGAACCTGAGTCAAGCAATGGGTTCAAACCAAGAAGAGGAAGAAGACCTCGTAAAAAAAGAAGATGCAGCCAAGGAAGTTAAATTCAATAAGAAATTTAAGCGGCTAAAAAAGAGTAAAAAAGCAAAAGCAGATGAAGCAGCTAGATCAGGTCTTAAAGGACCAACCCCAGAGAAACCACAGACAGGAGCAGTATAATGGGAACACGAAATTACGGCAGTATAACTCCTGCTAACACAGTAGATTTAGATTTAACTGAAGACGTAGTAGCACTTAGGGCAGCTTCTAATGCGGTCCTGACTGTAATAACCTATGCTGACTCGGCTCGTACCATAGCAATAACAACCGCACCAACGCCAGCAACAGTTGTTGTTGTATCTGATAGAGCACTAGGTCGTTACGTACGTATAACAAGCTCCGGTGCAACCCGTTTAGACGTAATCGTAGAAAGAACTTAATGTCAGATGATCGTAAATTATATCTTGCGGCACTGAAGTTAAAACGAATAAGAGAAAAGAACATCTGTTACGACCCACTTAAACTGGGAAGTAGACCAACAGAGAAGCAAGACGAGATACTGAAGGACCAAATACACCGTATTCTGTACGTGGTTGCAGGTAACCAGAGTGGAAAGAGTACCCTTGGTGGTAGACTTACTGCGTGGTTTTTCAATGAAACACATCCGTACTGGGAGAGACCAAACTCAAAACATTGCCACCACTGTAAATCAGAGAACTTTGAGCCAATTGAAAATAGTGGCGGTGAAGAAGAAGAATTTAGGTGTCTTGATTGTAAGAAAGTTTGGTGTAACTGGGGTGATGAACCTCTAACACTTCTAGTTTCAGGTAAAGTATCTAAGATGGTAACTGAACTTTGGGAAAAGAAGATCAAAGGTTTCTTAGAACCCGGAACTTACAGACTAGCAAAAGACGGTAACGCCCTATCCAGTGTAACTCATCTAAAGAATGGTAACAAGATTATCTTTCTGAGTCACGAAAAGGCAATAAAAAGTAAAGATAAAATCCAGAGTTACGTAGCACACTTTGTATGGATCGACGAAATGCCGGATCATTACATGTACCTTGAAGAAGCAATACAGCGTATCACTTCAAAAAAAGGTAAAATGGTAGTTACAATGACTCCAAAGACTTCTAATCCAGAAGTTAGAGATATGATTGATGGTGTTGATTCTCGTGTTGGACGTAAGTATCAGTTCGGTAAGCTAGATAACCCAATCTTTCAAAGTCCAGAAGCAGTTGAAACTGTAATGGCCGAAGTAGCAGGTCTTCCTGAATCAGCTAGAAATGCTGTACTGTACGGAGACTGGATGGATGCAGATGATTCTGTGTTTCATTTTGATCGTAGCAAACATATACACTCTCTTCCAGAGGGATACAGTACTAGCCAAGAACACGTAATGGCTTACGACCCTGCTGCATCTGGTAAAGGTGGACTGGTAATGGCTGTTAGAACAGATGCTGGTTGGCATGTAAACAAGGCTAGTTACACAAATGGCGGCAAGGCGTATTCTGATTTAGTTGTAGACATTGATCGACAGATTGCACCATACACAATTAGTCGTAAAGTATATGATGTACATGAGACTAACTTTATCCTTGAATTTAACAAGCTAAAGAAAGTTCCGGGAGCGTTGCAGAATAATGATCCTTGGCTTGCAGTTAAAAAGCATAGTAGAAAATTAGAGCTGATTACAAACTTACAACAAGCAATGCTGGATGGGTGGCTTACATTTAGTCCAGAATTACACGAGTTGTTTAATGAATTTACAGGTGCTCAATGGAATGCAGCACAGGACGGAATACAGGGAAGTCAACATTTCCACCTGTTAGACGCACTTCAATACCTTATTGATCTATTGCCAAACAAGAAGCTGTTTAAGCCTAAGATGACAAGAGATCAACAGATAATGCAAAAGATGCAACTACAAGCATTTGCGCCAAAGAAGAAGAAGTCTAAGATGATGGTTAAACGAAGAGGACGTAGATGATAGTCAATGTACTTACTGTGTTGTTTTGTACCTACATACTACTTAGAGCAAAACAAAAGCACGAAGAAGATGTCAGAACCCTGAAGATTGTTAGAGAAGAACGAAGATTACGTAAACCTTGGAGGCACCGTAAACTATGAAATTAAACTTGAAAATAACGATGCCTGATAGAGCACCCAAAGAAGAAGAAGAATGTGAGCATTGTAACCAAGTTCACGATCACTACGCAAGATGTGAAGGATTTGGTTTCGACCATTACCAAGAACCAGCCTATGAAACACCACAAGTTGAAGACTCTAGTTACTTGAAAAAAGCACTAGCTCAATTTAAGAAGAAGAGGGCTAAGAAGAATGCTAAAAATTAAACAATGGTCACAGGCCGAAGCATCGAAGAATCTAAAGGTTCGTTTTAATGATGCAAAACAAATGAGAATACAACAAGAGCATCAGTGGCGTTACAATGAAGTACTGTTGTACAACGCTCTTTCTGAAGAAACGTCTGATTACAAAGGACCAGTTACGGCTGACATCCTTCAAAGGGTCTTTACTCCAGAAAATGAAAATGAAACAGGTGTTAATTACTTGTTCAAACATCACCGTTTTTTAAATGCACAAATGAGTGCTAACCCGCCAAGTGTGCAAGCTCGTCCAACCAGTAGTGATCCTGCTGACAAGAGAAGGGCAGACACGGCAGATCGTCTTTGTAGACACGGTATCAGAGCATACCAAATGCAAGAGAAGATTGACCTAAACAACGGACAAACTCTACTGTACGGAACAGGCTTTATTAAAACTAGCTTTGATCCTAACGCTGGTGAGATTGTAAGTTTCGATCCTGCTGCTGGAATGCTAGAGATGTCTGGTGATTTTACAATGAAGCCTCTCACAATATGGGACATCTGGCTTGATCCACATGCTAGAAACTGGGCTGATGTTGAGTACGTATTTGAACGTGTGTGGTATTCGCTAGATGAAGCTACTATGAAATGGCCTGACAAAGAAGAATTATTTAAGAAAGCACAAAAAGACTTACAAGACGATACATACAAGCAAGAGCAATACGGAATTGTGCAGTTACAAGAAGTACGTATTCCCATTTTTCACTACTACGAAAAAGGTCTTCCAATCAATGGAATGCAGGGTAGGTATACATGTATGCTTGAAGATGCAACACTTCTTCAACCATGTGACACCAGCCCTCACCGTTTTTATGAGCCAAGTAATGACCCTGCTGAAATTAGAGAACAAGTAGACGCAGAGGCAATGGGATTTGAAGTTGACCGTGGACCAGAAGTTGCAATGCTTCCATACCATATTCTTACTGACATAGATGTAACTGATTCTGTGTACGGAAAGAGTTTTATTGAGTACGGTGCTCCGGGTCAAGAAACGATTAACAGACTAGACTCTCTTACAATGGAGAACATTGCAGCACATGGTTACTGTAGAATGGTAATTGATGAAGGTGCTGATGTCTCAGAAGACTCTATTACAGATACTCCTTGGGAAATCGTTAAAGTTACTGGACAAGCTCCACACTTTATCGAGACACCAAAGTTAATGCCAGAAGTTGCTACAATGCGTGACCGTCATGCTGGTGGTGTTGATGACATGGCTGGAATCAATGATTCAATGTATGGTAAACAAGAACGAGAGCAATCTGGATTTAGTATGCAGTATGCAACTAATCAAGGTAATATGATACGCAGACGTATATTTAACAAATATGTATTACTTGTTGAAGGTATATACCGTAGTTACCTAGCACTAATACAAAGACACTGGAAAGATGACCGTACAATCAAAGTACTTGGTAAAGAAAAAAGCTACCAACTATATGATGTAAAAGGCTCAGACATAATGGGTGGATTTGATTTAGTTGTTGAGTACGGTAGTAGTCTTAGTTTAGACCCTACCTCCAGACGAGAAGAGATTATGGCCCTGATGCCGCTCTTTGAAAAAGCTGGTGTAGAAAACAGACAATTAATGTCAATGCTTAAGCTGAATGAACTAGAAGGACAACACGACCTATTAGGACTAGCAGCAAGTAGACAACAAGAGATATTTGAAAGAATCATTTCAACAGAAGCATATGTTAAGCCTAGAGAAATGGCAGATCATAAAAACATGCTTATTCACTGTAACGAGTTTGTAATGACAGCAGAGTTTAGAGACCTTGATGCCAAAATTCAGATTCTAATTGAAAAGCATATTGAAGATCGTGTGAGTCTTAGCCAAGGTAAATCACCTGACGCAGCTCCACAGGCAGCAGAACCACAACCAGCAGGTGCTCCAACGGAAATGCCAGCAGGACAGGGTGGATTAGAAACACCGGGAATGGGGGGAGGTGCTCCACTTCCAAGTAGTCCTACCCCAACACCACTACCAGAACAGTAACCCCAATACAGGGGTTTACCAGCTACCTTTCGAGGCGTTGGAATTAAGTAGTAGCCATCCGAAAGGACGTTACAAAGGAGTAAAGAATGGCAGACGAAAAAGCTCAAGCAGAAACAGCATCAGTACTAGATGGGGCATATGCCGCTTTTGGAGGAGATGTTGAAGACTCAGCAGAATCATTTGAAGATTCAGAAGAAATTGAAGACTTAGATGAGGTGAGCACAGAGGACGAAGACGAGGAATCTGAAGAGAGCGTAGACTTTTCAGAGGATGAAGAAGATGATGAAGATGACCTTGAAGAAGAGTCAGACGAGCTACCTTCAGTAATCACAGTCAAGGCCGATGGAAAAAACGTGAAGATCGACTTTAATAATCGAGATCACATAACACGAGTGTACCAGAAATACGTGGCACAAGCTCGTTACCAAAAAGAAAGAGATGACTACAAATCTCAACTTGATGGAATAAAGGCATCCGACTCAGCAGAATCAAAAGCAGTCGAAATGGTTGCCCTTCTAAATGAGAACATTGAAAATCCTAAAGAGCTACTTAGGTTATTCACAGGCGGCACAGAAGCTGCTGAAAAAGTTCTTACAGATTGGCAGAAGGATAACGACAGCTTTGCGCTACTTTCAGAGCCAGAACAAAAGGCTTACCTCAACGCTAAGAAGCAAGAGGCAAAACAAAAGGATTTGGATAAGAGAGAAGCAGCACTCAACCGTCAGGTAGAGGATTCAGAGAGTAAGAAGTCTAACGCAGAATTAGCAGAACAACAGTCACTTGTAACTAGTGCATTTGAACAGCACAGGTTTAATCAAGAGTCTGACCCAGATGAAGCCCTTAAACTAGACAAAAGATTATGGAATGATGTTATATCTAGATTAGGTGAATACGAAAGTGTCAACAAAGAAATCATCAACAAGGAAATGAAGGATGCTGCTGACGAATTACGTAGTCTACTTGGAAGATCAGCTAGGGTAGCCGCTAAGAAAACAAAAACAAAAAGCAAAAAACAAGCAAAGAAAGCTGTAGCAAAAGCTGTTGCAGTGGAAAAAGAAGACAAACCAACTGGTGACTTCATGGCCGATCTAATGTCCGCTATGAACCCAATGAACTAACTTTTAAAGAAAGGCCAATATTATGGCAACAACACAATTAGGTGGTACTGGATCATCCGTAGCCCTCGGTAAATTTTTACAGAAGGTATACTCTGACGGTATTACAAATCAAATTTCAGAAGACTTCCGTGACTGGGAAATGGTAAACAAGCTAAAGGTTTCTGACCAAGCAGCTCGTTCTGTCGATTTCTTAATCAACAAGACTTATGGTGCTCCTGCTGTCGAGTGGAAGAACTCAGGTTCTGTTGCACTTCCAAGCGGTTCTCAGTCTAGTACTGAAGAAGGTTCTGCTGGATTCAACCAACTTTACTCTACAGTTGAATTAGAGTATGATCTTTGGGAACGTGCAAAGTCTGGCGCTAAGAAGTATCTCGAGCCTCTTGCTCACGAAATCCAAAACAAAGGTATCGTTCAAAAGCGTATCCTTTCTGCTAACTTCCACCTTGATGGAACTGGAATCATGGGAGAAGTTGTTTCTTCCGTAGCTTCCGGTACTAGTCGTGTACTTACTCTTGCAAGTACTGACACAAGCCGTGGTGGAGAGCGTTACATCGAGTTCGGTGACGAGCTAAAGGTATATACAGCAAACGCTGGTGTAGGTACAACTACTTTAACACTAGTTGTAGATGATAAAGATCGTGATGCAAATACCATCACTGTTTCTGATAAATTGGGTGCCTCTCTTGCTCTTGTAGCGATTACAAGTACAGACATTCTTTACCGTAAGTCTGCTACTCCTTGGGACCAAGGTTCTTACACTAACGGTACTGATGAGTACAACTCTATTTCAGAAGCAATGCCGGGATTAGAAACTCTTACTGCGGTTGATGGTCGTAAGATTCACAACTTAACACTTGACGGTGTTTACAAAGGTGAGCACTATAACGCTGGCGCAGCTCCAGTAGATATCTCTCACATCCAGAAGTCTATGGATCGAATTAAGACTCGTAACGGTTCTTCTTTTAAGTACCAACAAGTTCTTTGTGCTCCTGAAACTCTTAGTGCTTTCATTGAAAGTAACGAAGCTGATCGTAGATTAGTTGCTAACACTGACAAGGAACGTGGATTCAAAGGATTCTGCTTTGTTCATGGTAGCGATCAACTTGAGCTTGCGAGTTCTGAATTTGCTGGTGATAAGCGTATGTGGGTTATCCCTAACGGTGCTGCTGGTCAAGACTGTCTTGAACTTCACGGTAAAGACTTCAAAGAAATCAATGTCGGTGGCAGTGAGTTTTTAAAGCAGAACGGTAGTGGAAGCTATGAGTCAACTGTTCAGAAATTTATGATGGGTTACATGACAATGATCTGTAAACGTCCGGGCGCAATCTTGAAGATTCATAACTTCGAGAACTAGAATACAAATTAGGGGAATGGGGTACTGGGAATAATTTCAGTATATCCCTCCTCTTTCTCTTGAAAGGAGAACACAACATGGCAACACGTATAGCAAGACCACCTTTTAGAAGGAAAACTGGTTTACGCATAAGTAAAGGCGAAGCAGCCTTAGAACACGCATTTAAAGAAAGAGACATAGAAGACGTTGGTGATGTCGCCACTCTAGAATTAAGTAGAGTTCCTGATATTATCGTTGTTCCTACTCTATCTCAACCTGTTGTTATTGATATCGTCGTACCTGCTGGTGATCCAATCGCAACAGATCGAGTTGTTATGGTATCCAATACTTCGGCTAGTACTGTACAAATCAAAGTAAAGGGAGGTATGGGTGCAACTGCTTTAGCGGCAGGATTAACTGGTCAATACCTTATACGAGATTCTAGTGCAACCACTGTTCCAACGAAGTTATTCGTAGAAGAAACAGAAGCCTAATACGCAGGGGGGTCTTCGGACCCCCACCTCACTTAAAAACAATATTCTAAGGAATTAAATATATGAAAGTACTCGGCAAAATATCAGAAACGGTAAGGGTAATCTTTAGAGGACTTACTCGGATTGTTACAATTGATCCAGATGTCACCTATACTCCTTCTGGTAATGTGACCGTTGCTGCCAGTACTGCTGTAGCTGGTGATGGTTCTACACTCTTTGACACTGAACTGGCCTCCGGTCAATCAATAACAATAGGAGGTGAAACAAGAGTCATAGACGTAATTACCGACCTAGATACAATGACTGTGACTGTTGCATTTACTGTCTCTACTGGACCAGTCTCCTTCACAGCAACACCTCACACAGACAAAGTTTTAACAGTTAAAAGTAATGGTAACGCAACAGACGAAATTACAACAAACACAGAAACACAAACCCTAACAAATAAAACTCTAGGTGACACAAACACAATTAATGCTCAGGATGATGCGTTTACAATTGATGATGCAGCAGACCCAACACTTCAAATTGACTTTGATGCTGCTGGTACTACTGGTACAAAGACAACAATTACAAGTTCTCAAACAACAAACAAAACGGTGACTCTTCCAGATGCAACCGACACTCTTGTTGGTAAAGCAACAACCGACGAACTCTCAAACAAAACACTAGTTTCTCCAAAAATATCAGATGCAGGTACTTACGATCTTGTAGTAACTAGCTCAGATGGTGCTCTTAACACAGCAGACCGTACTCTCAGCCTCGACGTAAATGATGCAAACAGAACAATTAACCTAGCACAAGACCTTACACTACAGGGTGGGGTAGCTGTTGATATTAATCTGGTTAGTCCTGAAGAGGGAGATGCCCTCCTTTATGATTCAGCTTCTGGCGAGTTTCAGAACAAACCAAGTGGTGACGTTTCGTTTCAAATTCAGTCAATGCAGACAGACGGTTCTTGTCTCATCAAAGGTGGTACAATCCTTGTTGATTCAGGAATGGAGATTGTTACTTATGATGGTGCAGGTGCACTTAGTACAGACATTGAAGTTGATATTACAATTGATCTAGATACAGTCGGTGGATTCGGAGATTCTGATACACCTTCAGGTACAGCAATTTCGTACATATATATTGATATGGATTCTCTTGGACTTGACCTACTTATTACAGACAATGGTAGAACGGTTCGTACAGTAACTGAGTCAAACTTTGTGGTTAAAACTTCACAACCAAGTAACATAGACTTTAACAGATTTATTCCTGTTGGGTATGCACAGTACGACACATCTCAGTGGGCAGTTGCTCTGACTGATTTTGGTACAACTGGTCGAAGAAGACACGATACAACAAATGCAGTTACAGCAGCTAGTTCATATCAAGTAAGCGATACTGCAACAAACATTGATGCCGCTGCTCCTTTTGCACACGGTATAGATGGTGTTCCAAGTAGCGCAATACTTCTAGTTGAAGATACTGGCGAGTGGGAAATTCACGATGTTGGTGCATATTTCAATGTAACTAGTACACAAGTAATATCTACAGGTACAACACTTGCTTCAATTATTGGTGGAAGTACAAATGTAAAACTAGCCTTTGCAAATGGAGGCGTGGCGGCAGGTGCTCAGAGTTACGTAACTGTTGAAGGTGCTTCATATCCTTATACTGCTGGTGCTCAAGAAGAAGTAATGGTGGATTCTGGTGCAGGTGCATACACGGTAACACTTCCTGCAAACCCTCTCCCCTCTCAAAGAGTAAGAGTGGTGGATGTAGGAGACAATGCTGCTATTAATAACATTACAGTAGGAAGAAACAGTAAACCAATCGAGGCGGTAGCCGCAGATTTCATAATTGACATATCAGGGGTACACGCAACTTTCGTGTATTCAGATGTAACAAATGGCTGGGAGGTCTTAATATAATGGCTAATTATTCCGATAAAGCAAATTCAATCGCATTACAACTGTCCGGTGGTGGAAGTGGTAGTGGTGAAACTAATTACGTAACAAACGGTAGTGGTGCTGTTGCACTGGACAGAACAGGAACAAACGACGAAGGTGACTGGATTGATTCTGGAGCATCTAACTTCACAGCTTCTGTTACCACAACTAGTGCTGAACTTCCACGGGAGTTTCTAACTACAACAGCAATTAAATTTAAACCAGTTACAACTACTGCTGCTGATTACGTGCGGTACAGGTTTCAAATTGGTGAAGCAGATAAAAACCGTAAACTTAAGATTCAGTGGGCACAACTGGTTGGAAGTACTGTTGTAAACGACGAGTTTAAAGTAGAACTCTGGTCAGGTACAGATGCAACTTATGCGACAACTACTGAGGTTCCTCTGAGTGGGGATGATACTTCGGGCGATTCTTTCATTAAAGCAACTAACGGTGGATATATTAATACGTTCAGTGCTGGGAGCGACGACTACTACGAACTTAGGATTGTAAAGGTAGGAGTACTGGCTGTTGTAAGTACTGACTGGATTACACTCAACGATGTTGTAATTGGACCGGGAATTGGTGCAACAGGTGCTGTTGTTGGACCTTGGACAGAATTTACTCCTATTTGGCTTTTTATGGGAACCTTTAGTACTCAGGAATGGTTCTACCGAAGGGTTGGTGATGGTATGGAAATTCAAGGTCAATCGACTTCAAGTGGAGCTGGTTTGGCTGGTGTTGTCGGTTTTACTTTACCAGAAGGTTTGACTGTTCGCACACTCGCTTCCTACAGCGCAGTTCATTCAGGTAGAATAGGTTCTGGTATGCTTTACGATAGTAGTGAAAGTACTAATGATAGATTCGTTCCTTTACAAGTTTATCCTGAAACGGGTGGTGTTATATCTTTTACTGCTAATACAATTAACAACGGTATTCAAGGTACAGCAATTGCCAATGGTGATAGAATTAACTTTACCGCAACAGTTCCAATTGAGGAATGGCGGGGCTTAGGAACAGTTAATCTAATTAATGATAATGTATCTCAGGTTAATGCTCGTGGTAGTTTTTCTACTGTTGGTAATATGCTTTTTGCTGCTGACTCTGTAGAAAGAATTGTTCCTTTTGAAGACAGTGATTCTGAATTTGGTAACATGACGATTGATGGTGCGGGAACTGTTACAATACCCGCTAGTGGTGTATATAGAATAAGTGCTCAACTTCAAGATGCGTCTACTCCTAACTATATGGGAATCTGGGTTTATCGAAATGGTGCCTCTGTTGCAGAGAGCATTCGTGTCGTAGGAAATCAAATTGGAATAGAAGCTGATCGTTATTTTGACGAAGGTGACACTCTTGCAATTTTCGCTAAAGCGAGTGGTGGAGGTAATATTGCCACAGTAGACGGAGATAGAACTTGGTTTACCGCAATACGTGTTGCCGACTATACAGCAGGACAGGCTGTCGGCTTCGGAGAAGCGACAACGGAGCAACTGGGGCTGGTTAAAAAGGGTTCTGTATCGACTGAGACTTTAGATGATAGTACTATGGCTACTGGTGTA